TTTTATATTTAGAAGCCCCTCTAGAAATTTTCGGCCATGCCGACCAGATGTCAGATGGTTTAATTAACCATTTTAATACTTTTTTAATGGACACCAAAGATGAAGGTGAACATGAAATTATTTTGATTAGTAGAGAGATTGAAAAAAGCATTCCCTCAACACTTTTCTTTTTATCAAAAACTGGATGTCGTGCATCAAATATTAAATTTGTAACTTCATATTTAGATAAATGGAACGATGTTGATGTACTAATCACTGCAAACCCAGAAACACTTGAAAACAAACCCAACGGTAAAATTAGTGTAAAAGTTAATACTACTTACAATAAAAATACACCATCGGATTATGAGATAGACTCAATTCTAGATTTCATTAATAATGAAGACCTTAGAAAAAAAATCCTAAATACAAAAATAACAACTTACGAAGAAATTAACTAACATGATTGAATTCGGTGGAAGCATCTATTATATTGACTTAGATGCATTAGAACAAACAATATTACCAAAAGGGGTTGACCCAAAGGAAAAAGTAATTGAACGTGAAGAAAAAGTTCATGTAGATGCAGATAACAAAATTGTACATACTGATATCACAGAGGTTAGCAGAGAAAGAGGTCGAGAAATTGACGGTGCTAAATATGAAATGATTAGATTGATGATGGAAATTTTGATGGATGGTGGAGAAGATACTGATGATGCAACTTTGGGTGCTGAAAGAGCTTTGGATAAAACATCTTTGTCATATAAAATTGCTTTTAATACTTTATATAATTACGGTATATTAAAAGAACAAGAATAACATTATAAAAACCAAAAAAAATGGAAGAACAAAAAAAACAAATCGCAGAACAAATCAATCAAGTAAATGAAGTTCTAGCAAAATTGGAATCAAAAGATTTCAACTTATACTTTTTCACATTAGATACAAAAGGTAACCCAACAGCTGGAATCGCTAACATCTATGAGCATGTTAAAATTTTAAATAGTTTAGGTTACAAAGCAAGTATTCTACACGAGAAAAACGATTACAAATTAAGAGGTGACCAAGAAGGTAATGGTATTGCTGATTGGTTAGGTGAAGAATATGCTTCATTACCGCACACATCAATCGAAGGACAACAATTAAACATTAGCCCAGCTGATTTTATTGTTATCCCAGAAATTTTCTCTAACATTATGGACCAAGTAAAAGGTTTCCCATGTAAAAAAGTGGTTTTCTCTCAAAGTTATGACTACTTGTTAGAATTGTTACCAATCGGTAAAAGATGGAATACTGATTATGGATTTACAGATGTTATCACAACAACTGAAAAACAATCACAATATTTGAAAACTTTGTTTCCATCTATTCAAACTCACATCGTACCAGTTTCAATCCCATCTTATTTCAAAGATAGTGAAAAACCAAAAATTCCAGTTGTTTCAATTTTAACTAGAAACCAAGGTGATGCTGCTAAGATTGCAAAATCATTCTACTTACAATACCCAATTTACAAATGGATTACATTTAAAGAATTGAGAGGTTTACCAAGAGAACAATTTGCTACTGAATTAGCTAAGTCTTGTTTAGCTGTTTGGGTTGATGACCAATCTTCTTTTGGTACATTCCCATTGGAAGCGATTGAAGCTAATACGCCAGTAATCGGTAAAATCCCTAACATGATTCCAGAATGGATGGAAAGTGTTGATGCTGAAGGAAATGTTTCAATTAAACAAAATGGTGTTTGGACAAACACAACACTTAATATTCCAGAATTAATCGCAACTTATTTAAAAGTTTGGTTAGAGGATTCAGTACCATCTGATTTAACTGAAGGTATCAATGAGTCTAAAGGTGGATACACATCAGAAAAACAAGTTGAAAGTGCTACTAAAGTATATTCTACTCTAGTTGAAAATAGACTTAATGAATTAAAAATTACTTTAGAAGCACTAGAAAATGCTCAAAAAGAAACAACTAACGCTTAATAAAAATACGAATATGAAAAATACAAATATTTCAGTAATTCTTCCAGTGCATTTATTGGATGATGAAACAAAAATTTTATTCACAAACGCTGTACAAAGCGTTATCGACCAATCAGTTAGACCAGATGAATTAATCATCGTTGTACCGAAAGGAAGTGAAGTAGCTAAAACAGTTAAAGCAACTGATTTTGGTGATTATAAAGATTCAGTAGTAATTGCTGAAAATGATGGTGAAACTGACTTTGCATCACAAGTTAATTACGGTGTTTCTGTTTCTAAAACAGAATGGTTCTCAATCTTAGAATTAGATGACGAATATGCTAAAATTTGGTTTAAAAACGTTGTTGAATATAGAGAAAAACATACAAACGTAGATATCTTCATGCCAATCATTATTGATGTTGATAACGCTGGACAATTTATTGGGTTTACTAACGAAGCTGTTTGGGCTCAAAGTTTCTCTGATGAATTAGGTGTGTTGGATAACAACGCATTGTTAGCTTACCAAAACTTTAACATTGATGGAATGGTAATCAGAAAATCAATCTATGATGATTTTGGTGGTTTTAAATCAAGTATCAAATTAACATTTATTTATGAATTCTTATTACGTATGACGTTTAAAGATGCTAAAGTTTTTGTTATCCCAAGATTTGGTTACAAACACATCAACCAAAGACCAGGTTCTCTATTCTCTTCTTACAAAGAAACATTAGACCCAGCAGAAGCAAGATGGTGGTTAGCAACAGCTAAAAAAGAGTATTATTTTCCAAAAGATAGAAAAATAACATACGAAGTACAACAATAATAAATGGTTACTAAACGAGGACGCAAAAGAAAAAACGACATGTATTTTGGTCCAGAGGAAGAAGAAGCCGTTATTAAATTTTTAGAATCAGAAAACGAAACAGAAAGGAATCTTATTTTTAACGAGTGGTTGAAAGCACCACTCGATAAAATGATAGAATCGATAATTAGAAGGTATAAGTTATATCGCAAAGGTGAAACCTTTGAAGAATTGCATGGTGATACTGTGTCATTCCTTATGACAAAAGTACATAAATTCGAAGGTGCTAGAGGTAAAAAAGCCTATTCATATTTTGGAACAATTGCCAAGAATTATATTCTTGGATTACTCATAAAAGATGAGAAACACATGAAACAGACAACATCTTATGAAGATGTGTCTGACAGTATTGAGGAACGTGAAGATTTAACTTACGTTATCGACAATGATAACTTTTCAATGGACGAATTTATAAAAAAATTAGCCAATGGTATTAGAGAAGAACTAAATGATGAAAATCTACCACCCAAGAAAAAGTTAAACGATAATGAAAGAAAAGTTGGTTACGCACTCATTGAAATTTTAGAGAATTGGGAAACAGCATTCGAATCGATGAATGGTGGGTCAAAATACAATAAAAATTCTGTATTAGAGACCATGAGAAATTATACTAATCTATCAACGAAAGATATTAGGTTAGCGATGAAGAGGTACAAAGAACTTTATGAACTTCTAAAACATCATGGTTTGTAGAAAAATTGCAATAAAACCGCTTTATTAGGTATTTATAGTAAAACTAAAAATCATGCCGAGAAAAAAGAAACAAGACGTAAAAGTAAACAATAACGAATCATTAGAAGGACTTATGCAAGAAACTTATAATGATGCATGTTTACAAATAAATGATGCTCAGAAGACTATAAACGAATTAGCTTCTAGTGCAACACCAACTGATGTTGATGATTTAACTAAAATTGCCAAAGAAAAAGGAGGTCTATTAAAAATTAAAGATTCAGCTATTAGAATTAAACTAGAACTAGCTAAACTACAAAGCGATATTATTAAAAATCGTGGAGACGTTGAATCTACTATCAATGAAAGAAGCCATGGCTCTGCATCTCTAACTGACTTTAAATCAATTAGAGAAATGTTAAAAAATGATAAAAAAGATAACGATTTAGATAACGAAGTTGAATAACTATGTCAGTAATAGACAAAAAACAAAAAGTTTTTGGGAATATAGCAGCAGCTAGAACCGTAACTGAAGGGATGCCTAAACTAAAGAAAGGTGCATCATTCCCTTCAATTAATAATAAAGGTGATACAATAACGTTTTTGACCGATTTAATAAAAGCACTTATTGGTTATATTGCTTTGGTTAATAGTATTGTTGATATCCTAACCCATCAATTAGAAAAGATTGAAAAGGATATTAAAAAAGCCCTTAAAACAGAACTAAAAGCTATTGTTAGTTGTGGTGTTGACCCTAGTTTACCTAGTTTCATCAAGTCAACTGGTTCTGGTATTGTAATAGAAGTTAAAAAAATAGACTTTTTAAATTTATTTAAAATTGATGCTAGAACAAAAGTTGGTCAACTATTATACAATGATGTAACACCAACTTTAACCGATTCAACTGACCTTAATACTTTTCTGTATGGTGTAATACAAAATGATGGAGTAACATATACTTGGAAAGATAAAAGTGGAAACGGATTATTTGATATTACATTTGATTCTACTGGTGTAGGTACAAGACCAAATAACTCTTTAACAATAAAAGCGAATTCTTCTTACAATACAAAAACACTTAATGATTTAAACAACAATTTTATTGACTCACTTACATTGTTCAACGCTGGAAATATTGTGAGTAGAATAGTTGATATTATCTTTGGTTCTATTTCAATTAAAATAAAGAAACCTAGGGCCCATTTAGAGATGGAGGAAAAGATAAACAAGATTGTTGATAAAATGGTTGCCGAAGATATGAACACCAAAGAAGGTGATTCAATGGATGATGATACTTTTTTTACTTTTAGTAATGAGGAACTAGTTACAATTGAAGAACGTTCTGAACAAAGACAGAGAGGTGTAATTAAAATTAAAACATCAACAACTATCGATGGTTCTGTACCAGCCGAAACACTTACAGCATTTACTAATTCATTAACAGTTGCAACAACAGCTGAAGAGAAAAAAGAAGCAATGTCAAGTGGTTTAAATAAAATGGCTGAGG